TTCAGGCATGAGTTTCTCTCAAGGTCAGGCCCGGAGCGCGCGAGGCGCCCCGGGCGGATGGATGATGTTCGAGAGTCAGCGTTGGTCGAGCATCCTGTTGTACGCCTTGCGGTAGCCGGCCCGACCGACGTCCCGAGCGATCGGGTAAGGCTCTTCGCCCTTGGCGAACTTCCCCAGCTCCTCGCGCAGTTCGGCGGCGTACGTGTCGTACTCCGGCGTGCCCTCCGGGTACTTCGGCTCAAGTGATGGGTCTTCCTGGAGGTCCCCGCCGTCGAGCGTGTACGCCTCGGCGAGCGCGTGAACCATGGTGCCGGGCTCGTCGGTCGACACGTACGGGCCGTACACCTGGGAGCCGTCGGTGTAGGTGCGCACCGGCGGGGCGCCCTCGAACAGCGACGGAGTCTCTTCGACCACCTCGCCGTCGAGCGTGATCGCCTCATCCTTGTCGACACCCTTGGTGATGGAGGTCCACAGTCGCATGCCAACGCCGTAGTAGTCGCCCGTGGACTCGCAGACAATGAACTTGTCGTGTTCGCGTGCCGCCACGAGTTCGGGTAGCCGCAGCCGGGCAGTCCACCTGTTGGCCTCGTCGACACTGTCGTCACCGAAGTACATGATGAATGGTCCGTCATAGTCGGTGCCCGGGTGGATGGTGCTCGGCGCCTTCAGGCCGGCGTCGATACCGTCCGCGATATGCCGGAGGACGTCGGCGGCGTCGAGCTGGCCGGTCACCGACCGGGCGAGCGAGGTCAGCGCGGTGCCGTCCGCCTTGGCGAGCGGGCGCGCGGCATTGTCGTTGATGACCTTCTGTTCGGCGATGCGCAGCTTCTCGGCAGGGCTCAGTACGACTTCAGTGCTCGTCGGGTGCACGTAGCGGTGCGGCGGCGGCGGCGCCAGCTCGATGACACGGGCAACGCCCCTCAGGTAAGGCGCCCGACGGTTCCCGTTCCCATCCTCAACCAGGAGGGTGATAGCGGCGGGAGCCGAGCTGTTATACACCTTGGTCACCGTGCCCCGAAACCTGGAGCTCAGTTCGACGATAGCGCCAACCACGGTGGGGAGTTCGGTCATCAGGTTGAAGCCGCCCTCAGGCGTGGGGCTCGTGCAGCGCTCGGAGTATTCGATCACAGCCCGGTCCCAAGCCAGCGAGACGATCTCGTCCATGCTGTGTCCGGCCGCCTCGCAGCCGGCGGCGGTGACCTGCACCAGCGTTGAGCCGTAAACGTCGCTGTCGTCCCGGTACACCTTCTTGACCGTGGTGACCATGCCCCGGTCGAGCAGCGCAACATGCGTGCCGGATTTGCCAAGCATCCAATCAAGGATGATGCCGGTTCCGACACCGCCTTGCACGCTGAAAGAGTTCCAGAACTCGCCAAGCGCGGTGATCATGGCGGGGGAGAGTTTGCGGGGCTTCGTGGTGGTGGGCACTGTCGCCTCCCTGGTTGATGGAAACCCCAGCCTAACGTCTGTCACCTGACGTGTCAACCCAAAGAAAAGGACGCCCCGGCCGCAGGGAAGACGGCCGGGGCGCCTGATAGGCCTACCTGTCGAACCGGCGTGGTTCCGGCGCGCCTGACGTCGCCGGCACAAGACGTTGTCCCTCCTCGTTGCGGGGGCTGGACAGCGGCGTCACCTGGCCTTGCACGATGACACCGCCGGCCGCGCCGACGATGGCGACGATGAGCGCCACCCCCGCGATCACGGCCTTCGGCATCAGGTCGGCCAGACCGGCGAAGCCGAGCAGCGCGGAGCTACCAGCGAGAAAAGCGGTATAAATCAGGACGGGACGAGGGCGGGACATGGGCGAAGTCCTTTCGAGTCGGGCGGGCGAGCATGACACCTCACGGTCACACACCGGCGGGGGCCAGCGCTACGGCTGACGTGTCGACCGATCACCAAGAAAGAGCTGTGTCATGCTCTCCCGCCAGTGGTTGCGCAGTGCGGCGGCCCGCAGGGAGTCGGCCAGGCGCCTGGACTCGGGAAGCTGCCGACGCATCTCGCGAAGCTGCCGATCAGCTTCCCTGCGCGCCTCGGCGCCGCCCTGCTGCGCGGTGATCTCCGTGCGTGAGCCGTGCCATCGAGGAAGCCAGCGAACCATCAACGGCCCCCTCTTGGCTGCTGCCGCGCCTGCGGCAGCGCTCGGATGAACTGCTCAACGACCTGGATGGAGTCTCGCATATCGCCATGCGACTCGCTGAGTAGGCGGATCGTCTCATCCTTGGCGCGGGCGGTCGCCCGCCAGTCGTCGCGATCGTTGATAACACCGCCAAGTTCCCGTTCATGCGCGGACTGTGAGATGAGTTTGCCGACCATCACCCATCGGGAGACGGTCAGCAAGACGAAGAACGCGACACCCCAGCCGCCAACGTCGGCGACTGTACCGAATGACAGGCCACTGAAATCCATGGTTTTACCCCCATATTCATCTCAGTGACCTTGCCATCAAAATCCTACTCTACGTAATGACCAAGAGGCGAATATGCCGTTACCGTTTGGTCAGATGGTCTCGGCAAGCTGTGCGGCGGCCAGGGCTTGAGCCTTGATGACCGGAGTCAGCGCGGTCACGATCTGGTCGACCTGCGCAGCCGTGAACGGCAGGCCGCCGACCGGAGCGGGCAGGGCTGCCACGGCTGCGGTCAGCGCGTCAAGCATTGTCACGAGCGCATCATGCGAATCGGGAACGCCAAACGCGTCCAGGGCGGCGCCTTCCCATACCGCGCCGTTGTTCCACAGTGGACCGATGGCGCCCGACGTGCCGAGCCACTGCACGGAACTGACGAGGTCGTCGGCAACGATGCGGCGGCGGATGCCGTCACACAGCCAGATCGGTCCCGATCCCGGAACCGCGCGAGCAAGAACCTGTTGCATGCTTGTCCCTCCTGAGGATTGTACGACTGGAGCCCTGACCTGCCAGGGCTGTTCGCTATCGGCGCGGACGTCGCCCACGACCGAGAGATGTCCATGAGTGTCGTGCGGGTCAGACCCGGTGTACGGGCGCCAGGTCCATCCGGGGGTGGTGCCGGAGTAGTAGGACGAGAACATCCGCCGGTTGAAGATCACATACTTAATGCGCGCGTCGCGACTGCCGCGCAGTGCCTCGGCAACTACCCCGGCGTCGAGCCCGAGCGCCGGGGCGTGCGGCCAGTCGGCTGCGGTGACGATGTCGTTGCCCCAGCCGGGAAAGTTGTGCGGCGAATGGTCCGATGTAGACGCGTGACTGGTATCACCGATGGTGCCCCAGCTCTTGACGTCGGTCGCCGGTGGGGCAGCGCGGGAGTAGGTCGTGCGAAGTTGGGCGTGGAAGGCGAGAAGGGAACGGGCTATACGCCAGGCCATCGGGTCCTCCTTTCGGCTAGTGGCCACGTCTACCCGGGGAGATCCGGGAGATATTCAGCGCCCCGCCCAGCTCAGCCGACCCGGTACACGCCGACTCGACCGACAGCCAGGGCTGGAGAACAGTTGAGACTACTCGTAGTCCCGCCCGCGTTCCACCTGACGGACACTCCCACCGTGACCTGTCCGGCGGCTGGCGAGAACGTTCCGGCCAGCGCTACCTGAAAGTTCTGGTTCGCCACCATCGCGTGCAGGGCCGTGACCCGTATCTCCGTTCCGGCGCTGGTGACAGACGCTCCGGCGGCGTAGCGGAGACGGAACTCACCGAGCGTCCCGGCGTTGTTTCCCTGGGCTGGACCGTCGAACTCGACCCGGTACCGAGTACCGGACGTCGCGGTGAACGTGGTCGAGATGTGAAACGCCTCGGTGCCAGTGCTGCTCGTACTGGCCGTGCCGAAGGACTCGCCGACGAAGCCGACGCGCTCGTCCAGGTCGTTGACCGCATCTGTGATCGCCTCGGTCCATTCCGGGCTGACAACATCACCGTCGCCGATGGCAACAACTGGATATGTGGGCATGCGTTACTCCTCCGGTCCAACAAGGCACTGACCAACACGTGAGGTTCCGACGATCCCGATCCCAAGGGCGGGTCTGATTCGGATTCGTTGCGTATACTCACTATTGCGGCTCTGGTGAGTGATGCTCTGAACCCGCCACTGACCAGAGGCCTTGGTTGCAGTTGGATCGGCCATGGTGACGAGGTCGCCGGGCTGCCTGCGCGGGTCGCCGAATACCTCGATCTCATCGGCAACCGGCGTCGGCTTCCGAAGCGCCGACAGGAGTCGCAGGGCCAGCCGGCGCGCGTCATAGCGGCTCTGGATAGCTGGCGCAGACACCGTGAGCGACCGTTCGCCGCGACGGGCAATACCGGCCGTATTGCGTTCTACCACTGATGCCGATCTGGTAATTAGGGCTTTGGCGCCAATAGTCAGAGTCGGCCAGCCTTTGTCGTTAGCCGTGTACCAGTCAAATCCACTTGTATTAGTGATGATGACACTAACGCTACCCGGATTCCATTCCGAAATGACCGCCGAAACCTGAGCCGAGGTTGCGTATGAGCCTGTTCCGTCACTGGAGTCGTTTACCGATATGGTATTTGTGTCTGTCGGCTCGACCGTATCCGCGTCAGCGATATTGGTAAAGGTGAAGCCCCTCACCTCGGTGGCCGTCGGATCAAAGGAGAGGATCAGCGTCGTGAACCCGGGCCGAATCGTGAGAACTTCCTGAGTTGTGAAGACCAGTTGAAAGGTGTCTTGGTTAGCGGATTCCCCATAGGCCACCTGAATCGAGTTATAGATCTTTGTTGGGTCAATGTTGATGTCGAGCGTACCGGAGTTCTCATCGGTGCTTAGCGTGTCGACGATGATCTGTTGCTGGTCCTGCACCCACCAGTCAAGTCCGAGATATTCGAACACGTCAGTTTCATTGGTACGCATTGAGGCAAGTTCGGCTTGCGCATATGAGCCGATCAGCTCCCACGCCTCGCGCGGAAACTTCTCCGCGATGGAAGCAAGCTCTATCACTGAGGGGGTGACAATAGCGTCTGGAGTAAAAGGAATATCCAGCAACCATTGACCGGTGATCCCGTCGGCGTAAACGCCTGCCGTGATCTGAAGCTCGGACGTTGGCAGGCTCGATCCGATAAATGGACGGTCCTCCGCCCAGTCCTCCATGGTTGGATAGTTGCCGACGGTAATGCCGGGCGTGAAGGTCTCTACTACGCCGTCAACATTGATTTTCGAAACGCCCGCCGCGATATCCCAGGAGTAACCAACAAAATGCCATTCGCCATCCGTAGGAAATGCTGTCGAATAGGTATTTCCTCCCACTACATTGTCATCTAGGGCAATAAACGGTTTTCTGAGCGATGCCGATGGACTGGAAAGTATGCCGACATCAACTCCCGTACCATTCTCGTTTCCCAAAATGCATCGGAACGTACTTACAACTGTTCCGGATGCTCCAGGAACGGCATTAATGAACGTATCATCACCACGAATCCAAAGCTCTATTTTGCCTTTGGAGTCCTGGAGAGTCAATCCTATGCCAGGTTCCAGATAGACACCTGGCGCGGCGCTGTTTTGGCTAACGAGTTGTATCCATTCCGATGTATAGGCCGACCCGGCCCCTATGACATAGGGGCCAGGCACCCACCTCGGAATATGGGAGCGGAGTGGGCCAACTCCAGCACCTACCCCGGATGGCCCGTCCCCGACAATGGCGAGTAGGTCAACCCCAATGTTGGTTTCAGGGATGAAGGCACGCACACTGCCATGGAACGGTACCCAGAGCCGGCATCCATCCTGCGGGGGTGGACCGGCATAGATCCCGCATTTATGTAGGGCGTAGGTGATCGCCCAAGTGGCATTAGCGCCCTGATATAGGCCATAGGCGGACGGCGGCTGTACGAGCGCCTTAAGCTTGAGCCGCGCCGCACTGATCGCACTTAGACTGGCCTGGCCTCGTCGCACTGGAATATCCATCATTTGGCCGGTGAAGACCCGTACTCGCTCGACGCCGGCCGCTGTCACGAGCCCTTGGTCGAGCGTGACGGGTGCGACGTCACGATCAAGGCCGTATAGCGGCGACTCGTCATTGTACGGACTGAAGTACTCCGAGACGGTCATCGGCTTGCCGGCCACGTAGACGGGCGGCGGGCCGATGTCGGCGTCGAGCTGTCCGACACCGATACCGGCAATGAACGTCGCCGCGTTCGGGTAGCCGTCATCAAGGTGATGCTCAACCGACCAGTCACCAAGCTGCGGGCTCAGATTTTCGGTGCCGGGGGCGAGAGCGCGGAAGTCACTGATCGCGAGGTTGACCGGCTGCGTATTGGTGTTGCCGGTTTCCAGGCGGGATGCGAAACCGACGTTGGTCCCGGTGGTCAATGCACTGTCGGTGGTGGTAATGGTCCACTCAAGCGGCTGTTCTTGGGTGTCACGGTTCCATAGTTTCGCTCGGAACGTGGAGCCCATGCCCTGAAACCTGATTCGCCAGACGGTATCCGCAGCGTGAGTGCCAGCGGACACGGAGGTAATCGTAGTACCGACACCGGCGACGCGTTTAGTCAAGGCCAGAAGCACGACACCGCTAGTTTGAGCGAAAATCTGTCCTTCGTAGTAATTGGACGTGTCGGTGAGTCTGCCTACGATGCGACCGGAGATACCGGCTCCAGTGGGGAAAACTGGGATGATGACATCAGATATGATGTCGAAATCTGTCGACCCCAAGTCGATGGTTGAAAAATGTAACTGATTGACCGCGTTTTGCGCCTGGACGCCGATGCCGTCACGGATGAAGAAGTCGGAAGCGCCGGCACCGCCGCTGACGGTCCATGCCTGACCGTTTTTGGTATGGCCCCAGCTCGCGATGGTGACGCGGTCGTCGAAGCTGTCACGGACGAACAACGGAATCGTGCCGGGAGTGGTCCGGCTGGCCGCGCCGTTGCCCTGCCAGTCGGCGAAAAGCTGCGGTTCGGCCCAAGTGCCTCCGGCGCCGGTAGCGGCTTGTACGAAATTCACGCTGGCGGACTGCACTAGAAGGCCCCCCGGTCACTCGCGCTTCGTTCATGGGACGCATTGACGCTCTGGCGAATACCGGGAGGCGTGCCAAAGCTTATCACCTTCAGTGTCATCGCCCGTCCTCGCGGAGCACCATCGCCGGGCCGCTGCGAATCTCATCCGCGTACAACCACGGCCATCTATCTTCCAGGCTGACGATACTGACCGGCCGAACACCGGTCCCCGGTCGCCACGTGCCCGCCGTCGAGCCTTCCTCAAATTGAAGAGAACTGATGTAGACGATCGAGCCCGCCGAGGCGCCCGACACATAGGTGACCTTGCAGATGGCGTATGCCGTGCTGGCCGGCGGCGTAGCGGTCGCCAGGTAGGCCGCCCACGCGCCGGTAGAGGTCGCCGCGCTGCTGCCTGAGGTCGTACCCAGCAACGTGCCAGTGACCCCGTACCAGAGGATTTCGGCTCGGATAGTCACAATCCCGTCCGTGCCGCCGCCGCGCGCCAGGAAGTTGAAGACGTACGGGCGGCTGACCACCGGAATCCCAAACCAACCGAGGTAGGGGCTGTCGAGCACGATGCTCCCACTCGACGGTGAAGTGAATTGGAACGTCCAGGCGAGCGCCCGGGGGCCACGCTCGATCAGCGTGGTCGAGCTGGCGATGGAGCTGCCGGAGCCGGCGATCGTGAAGTTGTCGGTCGCGTTCAGTTCGCTGGTCGCGGCGGCCTGGTTGACGGTGAGCTGGTTGCGCTGGCCCGGGTCGAGCAGCACGAACGGCCCCGGCCCATTATGGCCCTGGTCGAATGCCTGCAAGGTGGCGAAATCGGGGTACTGCAAGGACTCCCAGCTCAGGGTGTACTCACGGCTGCCGAACTGCGCGCGACGGGTGCGGCGTTCCCCGTTGCCAAGCGCGAACTCCTGTACGGGTCGGACCCGAGTGGCCTGCACGCCGCCCCGTGGGTGGAACAGCGTGATCAGGCTGCCTGGCGTCCCGAAGTAAATGCGAGTATCGCTCACGTCATTATCCTCACGGCGTAGCTCGGGCGGTGTTCAGGAATCCGCGTGTGCGGTTGCCCTCGTCGTTGGCGGCGGACACCCGCTTCGGCTTCATGATCTTCGCGCCGATCTCCTCGCCGTCGAGCATGACCACGACATTGCTACCGCCCACGGAGACGGCCGGCGCGGACACCTGCACGTTGTGTGTCATCTGAGTGCCCAGTGTGGCCATGTAGCGGTTCAGCTTGGGCATCTGAGCCTCGATGCCCTGCTGGATTCCGGGCGGAATCCAGCGGCCAACCTGGTCGGCGAAGACCTTGGATGGTGAGCGTGCGCCAACCGCGCTCTTGGCGCCGTTGACCACGCTTGCCATGGCACCCTTGACCCGGTCGACGAGCCAGCCGATCATCGACGAGAAGCCATCCCAAAGGCCCGTGAGCATGTCGCGACCGGTGTTGTAGAGCCAGTGGCGGGCACCAGATAGCGCGCCCATGACCCGGCCGGGCAGACTGAAGGCGAAGCCCACTACGGTGTCGACCATCGACCGGGTTTGGTTGACCGCCACGTCCTTGGTGCGGCTGAAGAATCCGGTCACCATGCCGTAGAGGCTGTTCAGCGCGTCCCACGCCCGCGTTGGCAGGCTCCACAGGAAGCCAAGCACCGTGGTGACGGCGTCTGACACGATGCTGAACGCCACACTCCAGGTGGTGGTGAGAATGCCCCAGACGAGGCCCGGCATCGATGACAGGGCGCCCCGGACGAGACCGGGCAACGCCTGGACGGCGACGATGATCAAGCCGATGCCATAGCCGACCGCGAAGCCGAGGCGGTTGAACCCGTCCCAGAACAGGGTATAGAGCTGGCCGGGCAGCG